ATGGTGCCATGATGTTTCCTATGCTGCGCTTGGGGTCTCCCCAAACTGTGTGGGTGCGGCTCCCAGTCTGCCAATCTGAGCATTCTGTTTCTGAGTCACCTGCATCTGTCTTTGTTGCAGGTAATTCTGAATACGCTCTTGCAAGGCAGGATCTTGTTGAACCTTTTGAGTGACGTCGGGTTGTTGTAACCACTGTTGAAATACTTGGAGTTTCATTTCATGAGCGTCATTCGGACGGACGTTGGGCGGAACTCCCGCATAGATCTCAGCAATAGTTTGACGCTCTTCCTCAACTGCCTTTTGTGATGCAGTCTCTTTGGGAATCATGATGCTCTCCGCAGCACCAGGCATGATCTGCCCAACTGCGATTTGTAGCAACCTCTCGGTATCAAGCGTGCCGTTCTTGTCCAACATTCCACCTAGCTCGGCAATCGCTTTTACACGATCAAGCATTTGGGCGGGATCTTGTGAGGCCGCATCGAATTGAAGTGAAAAGTCAAAGCGTTCACCGGGGTTGCCCTTACTGAACTTCTGCAAGTCCTGCATTCCCGTAACCCGAAAGAATTCCTCATCGGGTCCGTACTGTTGATAGAGGCTGAAGATTTGATCAAGGACTTGGCGAAGGTGGCTGAATACCTTGTCGATGATATGCTGTTGCTTCATCTGTGCCTCAACCGGATCAACGCCTGGACCATTCCTTCCGAAGTATCGATTTACCTGTTCTTGGATATATCTGCGGAGTTCTACGTTTACCGTTGAACCACGTGGAGTATCCGCAAAACGAACCTCACCAGGAGTACGATAAGGTAATCTTACACCCGGTCCAAACCGACTTGGGGATCTTCCAAGTGGATGCTCGATTGGTGGAAGCGTAGTCAAAGACTGAGCGTCTATTGCTGAGTCTACTTCTACCTTTAATGCCTGTTGATCGGGTTCTGCAATGGTCGGTATTGAACGGGACGAATAAAGTCGCTTGGAGGTACGCTCCCATGTGGTAACCGTGAACGGGTACTTGCCATGAGCATAGTCCATTAATTGATGATGGCCGTAGGTGTCCGTTACACTGGCATGAAAGATTGTTTGGTAGATACCCGGAATGTTGTCTTCATCTAAAAGGCGTTGGTAGCAATAGACGATTTTTACATACTGGTCATCGGAGTGAACGAATTCGTCTTGCTCGCGAATATTGTAAAGGTTGTCCTCGGCCTCGGCATTGTTCGCGAGGTCAACTACCTGCTCGACAAAGTTCTTATCCCATCCCTCAGTGTTGATCTTTGCCCGAATCTGTTCGGGTGTCATGTTCACAACATGGAAGACGTAGGGAGCCTCTTGCGGATCAATGGTATAGTTCGGCCAAAACACATCCTCGTCAGGGGCAAGGGCTTTGATCTTGGGGCGGCTAATCACTTCACGTGTAACCGGAACGGTAGTCTCACCGTCTTTGCGTAACTCTCGGAGCATCGCCCTACCCTTGGTCTTCGATACTCCGAATTGTTCCTTGAGGGTTTCACTCAACTCATCGTCCATCGATCCGTCCTGGATGACTTCCGCAATGGCTGGCAAAACTTGGGCTATTTCCTCAAGCTTTATGGTATTCTGCTGTTTCAGTTCTTGCTGATCGTAGTAGCAATAAGTAACGGTCATTCCCTTCTCGAAGAGATGATTCATAGCAAGTTCCATCTCAGAGTAGAACTCTGTCATCTTGGTGCTAATCAGCCAACGAAGGAAGTTGCTTATGACGGATGCTCGCTCAACGTCGTTCGATTCGGTTGGGGTAGCCACAATGTGCGCACGTCGGATCGCATTCATGACCATCGAAACCTTACAGTTGATGATCTCGTCAGCAACCCTAACTTCCTGATCTGAACTGGATTCCCAAGGAAATACCTCACCCGTTGAACTTAGTGAAGCGTGCTTCTTGAAGTCATCGCTCTTTCCCGCCCATTGGCAATTGCGAACATCGTAGTCGCGTTGCTTGCGGTCTAACCACTCGCCTAAGTCGGATTGGGTTTCCTTATAGGTCTGAGCCAAGTAAGCAATATCGGGCTTCTTGGAGACATAGAGAAGTTCGGGATCTGCTGCTGACAACATTGCGTTACAGATTGTAAGGCAATACGCCTTACAGGTCAACGCAATCGTAGTGTAATGTAGTTAGTACCCTCCGCCACCCGTTGCTTGGAGGCTTGATTCGCTTATGTGATCGGCCCCGCTCACCATTAAGTAACGGAGACAGTCAATCTGATCTTTCCAATGTTCGGATCTGCTCTGCCCTGAGTATTCCATCATTGAACTAACCGTATTGTCACACCTGTCGCTGACGAATAGCTTCGGGGTATTATCAACCGTCATGGGTTCGGTATCATCCCAACTGAGTGCATCGTTGATTTTTGCAATCCCTGCCTCGATGTCCACGCCAGGTGCGGCACGGAATACAAACCCAAGGTTGCTCATGGTATTAATAATATTCGACTCACCCTCTTTGGTTCTAACCGTGGCCGCACCCATGCGGGGGTCAACAATTCGTTCAAATATGTCCTCCCCGTCCTCCAAGTCCTCAAAGTGATTCTTGTAATCAATGTAACCCCAACCGAGTGGACGCTGACCGGGACCAGGTTTGCCTACGCTCTTCCCTGCTCCGTTCACATGGGGTAATGCCCAAGCACCCATCGTGCTGTCGGGGAACTCGCGGTAGATGAATATTCTACCGTCCCGCATGACACCCGCCCATAGTGCAACCCAAGGTTTGCTACCACCCGGATCGCAAATGAAGTAACGGGTAACATCAATGGACGGATCTTTGATGAACGGGATTTGTTCATGCTCAATCACATTGGACTCGCGGTTAAATTTTGGGAAGCGGCCTTGGAAGCTTTTCGATGGGATTCCATATAATCGGGCAAGCTTTACTTCTTGGGATTGCCGGGCATATGTCCGTACCAATTCTTGTCCGTCAATGAATGGATTATCTTGGGTCCATAGAAAGTGTATCCGGCAGTCAGGCCAATTTGCAGAGATTTGTTCAACGGGTAATTCTCTTTGCAAGAGTTCGCTGTACCTCGTCCTTACGGTTTCCGCACCCTTGAGCAAACTATCAACCAGTGGAGTGAAACCTTGAAGGGTTGTGAACGACAAAATCAAGCGACCATGATAGTCAACCGTTCGACCCAACAGGGTTTCGTAAATATTATTGGGAACCTCTTCCTCAAGGTGGATGCAATGAGCGGACCATCCCTCGAAGATTTGCGGGTCTGCCATGTACTGGCGATAATTATTGAAGTATATCGTTGAGCCACGCTCTGCTGTTGGGTCGGTAGGTGGAAGGATTGCCTTTGCAGAATTGAATCCGTTCTTCTGATTATATTGAAGACTATGATTCGGTCCCTTCTTTTTCGATCTCTTGTATCGAGCAGGAAGTGCAGCCCATACCATTTTCTGCGAGTCTTGAATTGATCGCTCTTCTGTCACATGCATCGAGCGAATCTCCGCTTCGGGAATCGTCTGAGCAAGATGCACAAGCATACGAGTGGAAAAAATGCTTTTGCTGCTCCGATTCCCTCCCATAATCACATGGATCTTGTCCTTATCGAACCGTTCCATCACGCGCCTCCAACCGGGCAAAGTCCATCCCCATTGGATAGGATCTTCTTTCTCGGAGGTAGGTTGATCCATGAGTAGACGGGTAAGGGTTTGCGCTCGCTCCGGGTCTTCTATGGTTAGCCGATCAATCTCTTCGGGACTTAATGCACAGACAAGCTCGCCCTTGTCGTACTTCAAGTCATCCGTCCAAGGGATTCCGAAGTGTGCGTTTACTTCGTCCGTGTAGGTTATCTTAGGCATCGAACCGTCTAAGCTTATCCTGCGTCAGCGCATACCCTACCCCATGTCCCAAGTCGGTCTTGTTCCTATCGAGAATAAGTTCCTCCTTATGCACCCATCCCTTGAAGTCGAGGGTCGATCCATCGACCACGCACAGGACGTAAACGTCTACATCGGGGTTTACCTTGAGGGTGGAAAGCAATCGGGCGGTCTTGTGCTTGGATGCTTTGACATCATAACGCTTACCACTTGCCATTACCCCATCCGCAGATCCGCTTCTAGGTGTAAGGCCCAAGTCGGGGAATACATTCATTTGCTTGGCAAATCCGTATTCTGCCATCATGCCCATCACGTCTGCTTCCGCTCCGTCCTGGTTGCCCATCTTCGCGTCACGCACCCCGTTACCACGGGCAATCAATGTACGCATTCGGCCAATCATTTGACAGACTTGGACTTCATCGGGTTGGAGGGTTAGCTTCATTCCCTCGCTTGGATCTCCATGCCTACGATAATCCCTTCTTCGAGCGTTTGGACCGCGATTTCTTCCGGCCCAACCGTCCATCCCTCCGAATCCGTTCCAACGTCTCTGGGCTTAATTTCGAGCAGGGTGGACCCAGCTTTTTCAAGTCGCACCGTGGTAATACTGCAACTGATTCGGGTATTGCTCGCCCGTATTTTCTCCAAAAGACTGGGTTGAATCCGGGTGGACATTTCACGAATCACTCTTTGCCCTTTCCTCCGTAAGTTCGCGCCACAGGTCACAACATCTTCTCTTGAGTTCCAAGTTCTCCTTACTGAGTTCCTTGTTCTCCTTGATCAATTCATCCCGTTCCTTGGTCAGGCGGACAACCATTTGCGGCCAAGAGCTTATCTTCTTAGTTGGTTGGTGAACGTTCATTCCTCCTCCTCGTCAATCTCAGATTCGAATTCAATGACGTCTTCGTCGTAATACTCGTTCAAAGCGTCTTTAGCACAGTCTAGGATATCCTCCTGTTCCAAGTCACTCTCCTCTTCCCACCTGTGGAATAGAGCTTTTAATTCATGGATACACTGTCTGCTTGCTTGGCTCATTTCTTCTTGTTCTTAAAGTTTAGGCTCCCGTAGTTCTCAGGCATGATGCGTTGAATACCAGTACGAATAGCTTGCTTGTCCCCATGCTTGTCCTCAGTGAATCCGAGAATTCGAGTATTGCTCCAAAAGCGTTCCCACGCCTTGTGTGCTTCGGGCAGGGTGAGCAACTTTTCACTCTTCCTCTTGATCGGTTTCGTCATCCTCGTCTTCCTCGACTCCCCACATCTCGTCGCATTTCCAATCGTCGTTCGGTTCTATTGGGTCAATTTTCATAATGTTTCGCTACGTCTTTGATAAATTCCTCAAGTGGTTTTCGGTAGAGTTCTCGGATTCGGGCGTTGCCGATTTGGGCAACTAAGGTCTTCAGATCCTTTAATGCCTTCTCAATTCGAGCCTTATCTATTTCCATTGCCTAAACTCCTTGCGGGTGACCGTTGAGTTACTTCTAAGTTTCTTCATGGCCTCCTTCTCAATCTGATGGACTCGTTGCTTGGAGATTCCGCAAAACTCTCCGATCTCCCGGCAGGACATGGGAACCCCTCGCGGAGCAGACAAGGCCAAGATAGCAAGCAAGCAATCAGTCAGTTCCTTCTGTATGCGACCACTCTTCTCAAACGGATCAGTCTGACCTCGCAAATACTCACCACAGGATACTCGATGAAACCCGGTTGCCTTTGACATCTGTAGGGCTTCGCTCATACCAATCTATCCTTCCTGTCGTACCTACCCACCAAGCGATACATATCGCCCTTCTCATGGGCTAACTTCACAATCGCACCCAATACGAACTTACCAGGTTGAGCCTTGAACTTGCCATGGCTTCCGTCCTTGAACTCAACAAGACGCAAATACGGATTCTTCGGTAACATGTACACCTTGCCCATTTTCTCCAAGGGTACTTCCAAAGTCTGACGGATTATTCCCTCCTTCACGATTGCCGCCTCAGAAGGTCCGTCCTCTTCCTTGTCCTCCTTCAGATCAGCTTCCAACTCCAAGAGCATGGCCACTGCTTTCTTGCTCAACCGTCCCATACTCAGGTTCATTCGAAAGCTATTCGCCTTGATGCCAAGCCGCTCCGCAAATACAGGATGCTCAATACCCGAATCCGCCAATATCTTCTTTGCCCGTTCAGTATCCATCTGTAGTCACTCGTATTCTTTTATATTGCTATGTCAACTAAATTGAACTAAAAGACAAAAAAATATGCCAAGAATCTATAGAAGAAGAAAAAAACCAAACTCCGTAAGAGGCTTCGTTGACGATATGACTAAGAATAAAATAATCAATTCAGCCGCCAAGATCGCGGCCAAGCAATCAAACGCAACCGAAGAAGCACGGGAACTCAAAAAGGTAGACCCCGAACTCAGACAGTCAGTTGCCAACTTCCTCCGCTACCGCTTGGACATGACGGAACAGGAATTCCTCAACCAGGTAAACAGCAAGCTCTCGAACATGGTCGGGGATTCGCTCAACATCCTACACTCCAAGCTGGATGACATACCTCCCCAAAACTTAGCCTATGCGGTATCCATCATCATGGACAAGTTCCTCACCGTCTCAGGCAGACCATCAAACATTACAGCATCCGCAAACGTTACACTCGGACAATCAGACATGTCACCGGATCAAGTACGCGACATTCTCAAGGGTGCATCCAAAACAGTCAAAGAACAACCCACTGAAGCTTCAGAACAAAAGGTAGTCCACCTAGAGCAGGACGATGAATAACAACAATCTGGGGCCAAAGATAATACGCCTCAGAAAACTCGGATGGTCATACAATAAAATATCTCAGCAATTAAACTGTTCAAAATCCACAATCTCCTACCACCTCTCTCCCGGTCAAAAAGAAAAGACCAGGCAAAGAGAACAAAAACTCAACGCAGAGTCCCCAACCCTCCAACACGTCAAACGAGTATGGAGGTTCCAAAACCCAAGGCCGCCATCCACGAAAACAAAACCTTGGTATCAGCATCGTTCACCAAGACAGACAAACAAAGCGATCTCCCAAAAATCACACCAATTTCAATCATCCATGACTTTCAACTATAAAGACGTTCACGCAAAATACGGTGACCACTTCCCCTGCGCCTTAACCGGTAGACCACTCAATTGGAACAACCCCGAAGACTACCAGTACGATCACATCACCCCAATCGCGCGGGGCGGAGACAATTCAATCACCAACCTCCAAATCCTATGTACCGACGCAAACCAGGCAAAGGGACAAATGACGGACGAAGAATTCCTCGACCTCTGCAAAGAAGTAGTCATCAACAAAGGATACAAGATCTACAAACCACTAGATACGACTACGATTGGCTCCTAGCACTCGCACAACTCTATGACCAAGGGTGGCCTACTCTCAGGCATTCACATGAATGCAACACAGAAGCACAGGACCATAGAAACGTAGAAACGCAGAAGCACAGGAGTGTAGAAGCATAGAAGCACTACGGGCGGCTACTGGGGCGCGGATAGCGCGGATAGCACATATAGCGCGGATAGGACGGATAGGATAAAGGGGGGCATGGGGCTGCGGTATGGGGCGGTAAGGGCGGTATGGGGCTTATTGCGAAAAAAGTTGTGGGGGAGGTAATGATAATAGAGAGATTAGCGCGCTATGACGCGCGCCCCCGCCCCCCCTATGACCCGCGTCAGTAGCTCGTGCCTGGGTGCGTCTCGATAGTGGGCCAGTTTCCGGTCCGTTTTGAGAGGCAAAAGACTTTGAGTCGTTTGCTAGTTGCGATGCTTACAGGGCTTGCGTCGATGCGTGACAAACCGAGGGTAAACTTTACCATGGATTCGCGGTCATGTCCTTCAATCGTTGGCGTTCACTACTTGGTGCAGTTGCTCTAATTATTTATTTGCTCAAAATTCACGAATTCTTTTTTTGCGACTCCATCGCGAAATGGATTCTGTCGATAATCCATTATCAATAAGCCCGAGTTTCCCCTTGCAA